CCGAGATTTCAACAGTTAGACGTAGTAGATGGTGAGTACACTGTAATGTACGTTAAGCATGCTGATGGCGTAAACATCAGTATTGGCAAGGTTGGTTATTATCAATCTTGTGACTTACCCGTGGGTAAATTTGAATCGCTTCTTGATCGACATAAGTTGGCCAAGGAAGGTTTAACGCACGCGCAAGTCAAAACCACGCTTAAAATAAGTTATGATGAGGATGTTGATTTCACAGCAAATATATGTAATTATATTCGCGATCGAAATCCTAAACGTCCAACACTCACATTTGGTGCTGAATTTTCACGAGATTATCAGTTCGTGAACCGGTTTACCGATGACGACGCAAAACCATCCATGGTTTCATTTATGAATCCAGTGATCGACGGAGCTTTTGCTCCGGTTGTTTCTGAAGCTAACAATCTTCAAGCCGTAAGTGCTCGAATTTTGGAAGTTAGAACACATGTACCACTGGAACCATTCTTTGCGACATGTGCGCGCGATTTCATGAATTTAATGAAATGCAAGAATAAGCTTGATCCTGTTGATGTGGAAGTAGTCTATGAAAGACAGAACAGACCAACACAACGAGCCATTCTGAAGCGTGCGGACTTATCTTTACCCCAAAGAGTGGTAAAAGCTTTTATGAAAAGAGAAGCTTACCAAAAGCTTGGTGACCCCCGAGTCATTAGTACCATTGATTGTGTGGACAAGTTAGAGTTTTCGACGTATGTATATGCGTTGGATGATCTGCTTGCTACCTTTCCTTGGTACGCTTTTGGGAACACACCCAAAGACATTGCTGAACGCATTGCGCAAATAGCTCAGGGTGCCAATTTCATCATAATGACTGATCTTAGTCGTTTTGATGGACGGTACTCACAATGCTTGCGTGATGTTTGTCAGATGTTCTTGGTCCATGTGTTCAAACGTAAGTATCATAAAAGACTTATTCAGTTAAATGAGAAGCAGGATTTGATGAAATGTCACATGGGAGAAATCACATGGACATCATTGGATGAATTACATTCAGGAAAACCACAGACTTCTGTCTTCGGTACTCTGAGCAATGCTTTCATGGCATTTTGTGCTATGCGCGTCATGAAGGTTGACCCGGCCAGTGCTTGGCGCAGACTTGGGATTTATGGTGGGGATGATGGTTTAACAGCCGACATACCTGCTAAGAATTACAAGCGCGTCGCTGCACGTTTTGGTCAGGTCTTAGATGCTCTGCCAGTACGTAGAGGAGAGTTAGGTGTGCAATTTCTGAATCG